CCTGGTCTATCTTCTCCCCCATGCCCCACTCCTTCGATTTAAACCTCGGCATCTTCGCACTCCTCCAATAATTCCTCTTCCCGATTGGCCTTTGCCAATGTCATGGCATCAGGCTCAAAACCGGCTTTCCAATTTATCTCATCAATATCATCTTGATTGATGTCGAGAAAGCTGTCCCGAGGTTCGAGTAACCAGTATTTATTCTCCATGACTTCGAGGGTCGTAGTTTTTAAGAGACCGCCACAACTGACAGAGGGCGGTGAAATCGACCCATGCTTTGGCGAGATCCTCGGGGGAATAGCGGATGACTTCAAAGCGGCCCTCCTCAGTGCTAGAGATAAAGGCATTTGCTCCATGTACTTGATGGTTCAGAACATTATCCTCGCCCCAATAGGTGGCAGCATATGCCGCTATCTGATGAATCTGAAAATCATATGCGGTTACCTTCTGCCCCTTCTTTGTCTTTCGGGTTTTCCAGTCAACGATGAACATCTGATTATCTGACCCTTTACCGACAATATCGACAGTACCAGCAAATCCATGATTCGTATTTACCAGCATCTTTTCAAACTCGATGAAGGTCAGTTGGTTTTCCTGTTTCCAATTCAAGGCGGGCTGAATATATCCAAGTAGTTCATCAGGGATATGCTCGCCTTTCCAATAAGACTCAATCGCATCATGGATTTTCGTCCCAAAGCTTGCCGCTTCCTCGACTGGCTTTTCGTGCAGTACTAAGCATCGGTCTGTATATTGTTCAATTGTTTCCCCGGCTTTCGGAGGATTGCTGAATGCTATTAATATAAGCTGGTTCTGTTTCCATCGGTCTAAGCCCGGCTTGGCAAACAGGCCAAGTAAGGTTGTCACCGAGGGGAACAGTCCCAACTTCTTTGCATCCCGAAGAGTAGTATTCCGTTCGCCGTCACCCTTTGCCCGAGGCATAGTATGCTTGGCTTTCCCCTCTCGGGTGTACCAATGTCCGCCTCCACCTCGCTTAGGTTTTTCGGTTAGAATAGCCATTCCATAACTCCTTTCCATATTTCCAAAGAAAGAGTACCAGGTGGATCGCTCGTTTCAGATATTTCATCCTAACTTCGCCTCCACTCTCTTTACTAGGGATTGCAACGAAGAATCAGTTTCAATGTATCCGCCGTAATTCTTCCAGGTGGATGAAACTTGGCTGTGATCACGATTAAATGCTTTCCCAATCTCCACACAAGTTTTGCCAGTCTTTAATCTGCTTAGATAAATGGCGATGGAACGGGCAAGGGATACTTTTCCAGTTCTCCCCCGCCCGTCTATATCACTTACCTCAACTCCACATTCATCAGCAGATACTCGCTTAATGTCCTCGATGGTCATGCTCATAGAACCATGTCAGCGACTACGGCCAACCAACCCATCATTAATAATATATTAATCGGATTCATCTTTAGAATGGTACATTTTCAGGTGCTGGTCCTGTGAACTGAGTTCCCATAGTGGCCTGTTGGGGCTGAACTGGAATCGGCTGTTGTACAGGCACAGGCTGTGGCTGATCGACTGTCACAGTGGTAGCAGTTTGCAACGGCGCTTGAACGGGGGCTTGCTGAATCGGTTGCGGGTTGAACTTCTGTGCCGGTTGGGCAGGTTGAACCACGGGAGCCTGTTGAATAGGTGCTGGTGCTTCGTCTCCACTAGGGATGACAAATCTTGACCTGTCAGGTATCTGATTTTCCATCCCCGCCATTACTGGCATAATTGCTGAGATATCTGCATACTCTCTACCCTTCTGACTGGTCTTGTGGATGATATTTAATGTAGCACCCTTGCCTACCATTGACTCAGTATCGAATCCGCCAAAAGGCATTGTGCCGTTCCAACTCGTCAGAGTCTTAAAGAGCTTACTCTTTTCATTTAAGCTGATTGTCATCTCACCCGTTTGGATAAGAGTGCCATCAGTAAGACCGAATAAGAACCTGGTAAAGTTCTTCGTTTCGATGACAGATGGATCGTCATAGGACGGACGCTGAATGCTCATTGAGTCCTTTACCGCCAAGCAGACCGCAAATGTCTGTCCCGCTGGTGCGAGTGTAGTGAGAGGCCAGCCTGTGATCGGTCCGCCTGTGTTTGATGATTGTTGTAATATTGCCATGTTATTTATGTATTTCTATCTCCATTTTTACGGGTGGAGGCCCATTATTGATTAATAAGAAAGTGTCTTAAAATAAGGATCGCATCGGCAGTCTTGAGGGTTAGCCCCTTAGTCGATGGAAAGAATTGCTTGGCGTGGTTCGCTAAAACCTTCTTTCGTTTGCCCGAGGTTAACTTAGTCAAACCACTTAATCCCTTTTGCCATTCTTGTGGCCGGACTAAGGTGAAAGGTATTTCTGCCATCCGCAGTACCCCTTCAAGGAATCCGCATGACTTGCCTAATTTGAACGAGCTACTAGAAGGAATCATCTTACCAGCAAAAGGCGGGACCAATTCAACCACCGCTTCAATCGATGTAACAATTGGATGGTCTTGGAGATCCTGAATATGTTCGACAAATTCAAAGTCCTCGCCAATGGAATGCAGTTTAATATCATGCATCCCGCCCCAAGCGATTGCGTAACCGCCGCTTTTACCAGGGTCAATTCCGATGGTTAATTTCATGCGGCCTCCTCGGAGAAGATGGCGATTACTTTTTTAACATCAGAGGCCAAATAATGCTGGCCTCTTTTCCGAATACCAAACTCTCGCTTGAAAGTTTGCAAAGCCTTATCAGAATTTAATCTGAAAATTTCTTTGACCTCACGCTTCGTGAGAAATAAATTGTGATATTGATTTAGTAGTTTTTCCATTTTGCCGGTTAATGTTAAAACCGGTTGGAAAAAAACTAAGTGCTATTTACTAACTATTTATGTCGAAATAGAACCGTAATCCATATTGTGCGAAACAAAATGTATGCCAACCGGTTGGTTATTAATAATATTAAAGATCAAACTCAGCCCATCCATTGGGCGAATAATGCTTTTAAATGGAATAAATCGGATCATGTCAACAAGTTTTAACTTTTTCTGCTATAAAATTTATATTTCTTCTATTAATATTCATTTTTTCCTACTTTTCTTTGACTCTTTAATCGTTCTTTTTGCTCGGAGTAAGCGGTAATAATTAGAATCTCCCCGAACTTTTTTCTTACCATATCCAGCTTGGCCGCCAACCTGACCCAAAAGCCTAGCCGCCTCTTTAACCTTGTCCTTGCGGTCAATGATGGTGTAGTTAATTCGTTCGCCAGTTGCACATATAGTATGTCCATGCCACTCATTATTACTTACTTGAGCTAAACTGTCACTATTCATATTGCACCATAATTTCCACTTCCGCTGAACCGCCTCGGGAAGCTTTAGTCTCATATGCCTGAAATCTTGCGCAAAACACTTACGAGTCTCACCCTTATAGTATAATGTGCAACTTAAGTCATTTATCCATTTTTTAGTACTTTTTCTCATATTTTCCTTTCGCTATTGGTTGCGTAGAATATTGGACTGCAAACACCCATGCAAGGACTAAATTGCTATAAAGTGGACTAATTCTAACGCAAGGGTTAGCGAAAGAAAATAACAGCCTTACCAGTGTTTGCGAAGGCAAACAGCTTTACAAATCCGCATAAATAAAATAACAAAACATATGGCCGACAAAATTGTACTTTTTGAACTTTCTGAGTTTATTGAATACATGAAAGTAGTCCGCCGATTATCACCTTACACGGTCCGTAACTATAAACACGCCATTGAGTTATTTTTTACCTGGGCTAAGAAGGAGGAGAAGGTCGCCCTACCCTCTGAGGTTACCCGGCAACAGGCTAGAAGTTACTGCATTGAGGTACAGAATCAAATATCCCGCCGAACACTTAGGCATCATATTTCGGGCCTCCGTACCTTTTTTACTTTTTGCCGGACTCGTAAGTTTGCCACAATAAATCCATTTTTAAATATCGCTCTGCCCAAGCTTAGTAAGCCATTGCCCAAAGTTTTGTCTGAAGATCAGATGACTAAGCTGATGAAGCAACCGCCCGCCAATGAGCCGAAGGGCGTAGGAATAAAATTTAATTCATTGAGGGATTTGATGATTTTAGAGCTTCTTTATGCTGGGGGCTTACGAGTTAGCGAATTAGTTAGCATTAATTACGAGGATATTGATTTTGTTCGCTCAACTATAAAGGTAGTCGGGAAAGGTCAGAAGGAACGAATGGTAGTTATCGGTAAACAGGCCAGCGACACAGTCCAAAAGTTTAGGCATATGTTTGCCAAGAAATCGAAAAAGTCCGATCCAGTCATTATAAATTCTTTCGGTAAGAGGTTTACCACTCGGTCGGTCCAATATCTGATTAAGAAGTATTTAAACTTCGCGGAGCTTCCGCATGATATCACCCCGCACAAGCTTCGACATTCATTCGCTACTCACTTACTTGATAATGGTGCGGATCTTCGTGCAATTCAGGAATTACTCGGGCATTCAAGCTTATCGAGCACTCAAATTTACACCCATGTTTCTAGTGCCCGGCTTAAAGAAGTCCACGGCCTAGCCCACCCAAGAGGATAATGTTATGGTTAATGACTTAGAAAGTTTTGAGGCAAAATTCCCAAAGTTTATAATTGGCGATACTGAAGATCGAACATTTGTTGTCCACCTCCACAGCCCTAAATTGATTGCCGAGATCATTGTGGCGGAAGATGGGAGCGAAACATTCGACCCCACTTTTATCGATCCTCCCGGTAATGACCCCGCCCTACTAGCTAAGTTAATGCGAGAGGTCGGAGATTTTTACATCGAGGAAATCGAGCGGGAATAGATTACCGAAATCTTTCGGATAACTTAGCACCGGCACTTGCGGCTGGAGCCATGAATCGATTGCCAGGCATAGCGGGTGCTTGCTGTTGGATGCGATTGGCGGGTTGAGCCTTTGGTGCTTTGGGGTCTGAGGGCATGAATTGCTTAGAAGATTTATCCTCGGGACTCCATCCCCATTCGTGCAAGCTATTAGCTTCGGTAAATAATTCCGATGCTTTTACTTTTTTAGATAAAATATTGTAATTATCTCCACCAGCATTCCCGCTTTCTCCATGTAGTTCGGCATATTCCCTAACAATAGTAACCCAATCATTTGGCCTAATTTCGTCAGCAAACTCAGGAACTGCTCGGTAAATAGTTACTTCCCCATCAGGGTTTCCATACATTTCTTGTATAATTGCGATGCTTTTTGCATCTAAAATAGGATCACCTGTCCCATAATATCTTGCACCATTAGGTCCGTAAATGTCTGAAGGATACATATCTGTAACATCATGCAAAGGTGCTCCGTTATCTCGATCAGGAGCTAGATGGTATCCTCGATAATCTTCGCCATCTTTGGATGTAGGCATGAACAGCCTTTTATATTGAATTTCTTTAGCCTGTTTTGCTCCGACTTGTTTCTTTAACTCACTAGCCGGCATAAAAAGAATATTCCTCTCCCCCGCATCGAAAGTCCCTCGGTTGCCGGTGGCCGATTTGATTTGTTCGGGGGAGAAAGCGACTATTTCGTCAATCCTTCCATTATCGAATTTTACAATAATGCCGTCATGCCCTCGTTCTTTTGCAGATTGAGCTAGAAACGGGTCACTTGCCGAGGTGCTTTTTACTATTAAGGGATTTTCTAAGCTCAGATATGAATCAATAATTATTTCATCATTTCCCTTGTTTATACTCTGCAACTTTTGATCGAGCTTGCTTTCAAATTGTTGTAGTTTTTTATATTCAGGACTGTTTAATCCTAAATCTATAGCCGCCATCATAGTAGAAGTCCCAAGCTGTTTTGCCTGTGCCTCGTATTCTTTTTGGAGGGCTAAAACTTCGGGGTCAGTTTTCTTTATTGCATCTTGGCTGTAAAGTCTTGCCTGTCCCTTTTTGGGGGTAAAATAAAAGCCTTCACCAAAGTCACCTTTATTTATCGTTTGGTATCGGTCTGCATCAAAGGCTGTAAACTTATCACTCGTCCCATGATAAACCACCAATGGCTCGCCGTTATCATCGACTACCTTGGACTTGCCGAACCACTTCTTAAAGTATGGCGAATCAATCCCCTTCTCATTCCATAGCTTTGCGGCCTCGGCCACCTTCCCCTTAGTCGCACCCGCTTCGGAGGCTGGCATAAAAAGTTTGTCGGTCACCGTGACATCGGCTTCATCGAAGATTACATAATTGAAATCGCCCTCGCCTTTGGATCGGGATGCTCCATCTAAATATTTGATGCCTGGTATGCCGGCTTCTTTTAATCGCTTGGAGATTTCAGCCTCGGGCATATCATCGAGTACATTATTGGTGATGTCTCGATAATCTTGTTCTTGTCGATATTGCCAAGTATCCTCGCCCTCCTGTTCCCGTAGGAACTTCTTGAGCTTATCCTGTACGCCTTTGGGCTGTTCGCCTAATGTCTTATCATAAAGCAGATACTCGTTCTCCTTGGGGGCTAGTTCGACTTTGTAGAGGGAGCCAGCTATAGTTACATCAGCTTCATTTTGATCTCTCAAAGTTTTTATGACTTGCTGAAACTCTTGGTATTTACCAGTAGGATAGTCACTAGGATTATTTTGTATGTCTTTTAGGCTAGACTCCATCCAACTTATTAAGTCTCTGCGAGCCGATGATTTATTCGAGTTAAGGGACATATAATTACCTACACCCATTTCATCAGCTAAGTAATCTGCCGCTAAATGCTTTATATTCGTGCTATCTTTAGCTTTGCCATCAAATAACCTGTTTTCCCCGTCTCTCGATTGCTTTCTGTAAAACTCTGCTACTTCCCTCTTCCCCGCAAAGTAAAGCCCATGCCCATAGGCCTGTGCGCCCTCGCCTGTTCCAATCTTCGAAGTTCTGAATCTGCCCAAGGGTGCGCCCGCTTCGGGGGCTAGGGTGTGCGGTGTGCCGTGGAAGGCGGGGATGAAGAGTTTCTGCCCACTTTCTAATTCGTTACGAATTTGATTAGCGGTGCGATCCGAGTCTCTAGATTTAGTAATATCCTGTGGGTTTATATATTCCCGCCCTTGGCTAAACTCCTGTCCGTTCTTATCAAATCCATAGAATGGACTCTGCTCGGGATTATCTGCTACCCCTGAAAGCCGAGAGCCGTCTTTTAATTGGACTGGGCTTTTAAAGGTCCTGACTTGAGCCGATGTATCCCTTGAAGATTTTGGTCTGAAGTAACTACCAGGTGAACCTTCAAAGGTTTCGGTTGGCATGAAAAGTTTCTGAGCCTCGGGTGACATTAAATTAATGACTCTTTGCTCGTTTACAGGTGATGCTTTTCCTGATCGTTCGGCATTAAATACTCGATCTAATCGGAATGTCTTTGTGGCTGGACCGAATGGGTTATGCTTTTTATTAATAGCCGCCATATTATATCCGATTGCATCTAGCACTGGATTCATAGCAACTTGAGACTTGGTAATCCCACCATGCAAGGCATTTAGAAAGTTTAACTTCTTATTTGCGATTACTGGATCAGCATCTAGTCCTGTTCTGCCGTCAATGCCGTTGGCCGTATTCTGCCTATAAAGTGAAAATGCGTCCCAAACGGCATTGTCGTTACCAAATAATTCATCGTACATCCCGATTAAATCGTCAGGTAATTTCTTTGGCTGTCTTTCGCCTTTAAGAAATTCGAGGTTTTTCTGTATCTGCCCGACATCGTGAATACGGACAAGGATGTTACCCTGTGCGGTAAGCTCAAATCCGTAAGGCATCGTTGTACGAACTGCAAATGGTACGGCCTTGGGCTTTCTGCCTTGTGTGGCGGAATAATATCCGATGAGCATACCCGCCCTTTCTCCATCTCCCTGTCTTAATGCTCGGGAGATTTCACGCAAGGCGGCTATTTGTCTAGGATGGATTGGTCCTTTGGCGAGTTGATCAATAACTGCCTCGCTGAGTGCTGGTAAGTCCTTGGCGAATGGCCTACCCTTGTCGTTGGTCTCGACATCGATTCCATTCTTTTGTAATACATCTGCGGCATGATCTCCGGCGGCCTCGGATACTTTATTAGCTTCCGTTCCCGTCATGCGGATCGGATTACCGAGTGCGTCTTTTTCGATTTCTCCCGTCTGTGGATTAGTCTTATAGATTCCGCCTGTGTTTAATTTATCAACCACATTGGGGTTCTTCTGATCTTCAACTGTGTAAAGAGTTTCAAACTCGTCATCGATTGGTTTCTTACCTTCAGTCTTACGAGTCTTTCCAGTATTCGGATCGGTAAACTCAGAACCTTCAATTTCTGCCTTCTTTAATCCTCGGACATCCTTGTAATACTTTTCAATTAAATTCTGTAGCTCGGGGATCTTTCGGAGTTTGCCCTTAAATAGATCAGTCGAAGTAATAAATTTTCCATCTGCATTGAGTGGCTGATTTAATTTAAGGAGAAAGTCACGGAGGAAAGACACTCCTGTTATTCCATCGATTGTTGCCTGTATAGCTTTGCCCGCTGGTCCTTGGTTGAGTGCTTTTTCCCGCTTACCGGTTAAAAGAAAATCCGCTCCCTGGTCGGCAAATATTTCTCTACCGATTTTTTGTGGATTAGCCTCGTAGTCAGCAACAGCTTCGGGGTCTAACGATGCATCTTTGCGAAGTCGATCCATGTAGATGTCTCGCAGTTCAATAAATTCATCAGTATAAATAACATTTCCATCTTTATCGTAGGATGCAAACTCTCCGGCAGTCTTGGTTTCCTTGTCCCCGAATAGTATTCGATTAACCATCGGAGTAAGTCCGTGGACTTCCATGAAGTGGGTAAGCTCATGTGCCAATGTCCCCTTTAAATATCCCGAACCATTCGGATTATAAGACACCTCCATCGTTATAGGATCAAACTCGCCCTCCCCTTTAGTTGTCTGTTTAAATACGACATCGGGATGAGATAAACTGTATCCAGCAATTTGTGTGCGGATATGGGCGGGCATGGCATCAAATTCCGCCTGTTCGCTTTTCGTTAAATGCTCACGATAATATTGAATATCTCCAATCTGTTTACTGTAAAGATCTCCTTTAGTCTTATAATTTTCGTACATCCCAGCACCCGCACCTAATGCGGTAAAGGGTGCGGACATGATTGCTCCGGCAACCGCACCACTCGGCTGACCCGCAGATGCGACAAAGCCAATCGTTGCGGGTAGACTTGCACCGGCGGCCATCCCTTTGCCGAATCTGCCAAGTGTTTCGAGTGGTGTACCTAATCGCCCAACCGCACCGGCATTATCCAAGAAATTAGCAACCTTCTGAGTGGCATTCGATATTGTTGGGGCTTGCCCGATTTTCTCTCCACCTGGTCCAACTCTAAAAGGTTGTGCCGATGGATTTACCTCTTTTGCTGATGCCCTACTCCCTTGGGCAATTGCATCTTTTACTCTACTAGCTAATCCCTCGGGACTCGGTTTCATTAGGATATTAAATTTATCCATCGTTGCTCCAGCTAGTCCTTGGTCAGGAGTTGGGAGCATAGAAAGTCTGCGGAAGAATGGTGTATGATCACCCGTTCTTGCGAGGGTAAGTTCTGATCCGACTACTCGGGCATCCCTTGCAATGTTATCATATAAACTTAATGCTTTCGGACCAATAAATGTTGCTAGTGCCGCCACAGCCGCACCGCCACCTAAAGCATCTTGATCAAACGAAAATCCAGCCGCTGAACCCAAGCCCAATGCTGTACCACTTAAATTCTTAAAGTTTTTATACCTTTGGCGGGCTGATTCAATAGTCACTTCTCTCCCAGCTTGCCGTTCAGAATTTATTATATAACGGATAGCGCTATTTTCCGTCATAGAAGATAAGAACCTTCCAATCTTTGCGATAGTCGGTAATGATGCTCCAACAGCCGCACCAATTGGTCCCGCTACTAATGCACCAACACTAGCACCGGCAATCTCAGGATTGAGCTTGGCCGCAGTGTTCGCAACTCTTCGGAGTTTGCTCATCTTGTCGGTTGCTTTTGTTGCCTCCTGGACTAATCCCATGCCCATCTTTCCGGCATCGGTTGACTGGTCGAAAGTTTCCATTGCCACCTTGCCGAGAGTTTCGGGTGAGGCTTTACCCATCAAACGAAGGTGAAGCGAATTGCTTCCATACTTCTGTAAAACTTTTTGCTGTTCTGCTAGTTCATCCGCCAACTTGGCAGACTCTTTTGTAATTCGAGATCGAATAAGAGCCTGTAAACTCTTGTTTGCTATATCTGTGGGAAGTTTCTGTAAAGTGTTCTGATACTTGGCAAGCTGGATAGTTTTTTGCTGAACATCTTGAATCGTTTTAAGCATTCTACCTTTTAACCCGATTCTCATGGGTGCGGTAACTCCTTTAGCTAGAGTACCACCCGCCGCATTAAGCGGATCACCAACAACTTCAAAGGCTAATCCAATGCCCTCACTGGGTACTTGGAAGCCCGAACGGAGATCCTGTTCAAGTTGCGAGTCAAATGTCATAGATTCGGGTTCTATTCCGACTGTCCCCTTCAATGCATCGACAGGATTATCCATCACCCATGCGGCAAACTCGGCGGCAGTTTCATACTCGTAATTTACCTTATCAAATCCGATTAAACTATTCACATAGCTAAGAACTTCCCCGTCATCCTCCTCGTCTAAAGTTAAATAGTTTGATAATGCGGCTCCGCCCCGAAGTAAGAACTCAGGTGTCTTCCATGCCCTAGCTGTACCCATTCCGACAGATGATTTTATATTGTCAGATGCGTAATCCATTGCGGCGGCTTTAACTCGGCCACGGGCATCTTTATTCTTTTGATAAAATGGCATCCCTGTCTGCTTGAGTGCTTCGGAGATTGGATCAAATCCTAAATCGCCTAAACTTTCTTGGTTATCTAGTAGCCCAAAAAGTCTTTTTCCCGCTTCCCTAAATTGCTCTATATTTTCTGTTTTATCGTAGGATACTGCTTCATCATCTAGCTGAAGAACTTTAGAGTATGGGGAAGTTAGTGGGTCAATCCTTGTGCCTAAGTTATCAACCATATCCCCGAGGGTAGAAAGTAATCCAGGTGATTCCTCATCTTGAATCGTCTCAGGGTCATCATCCACATCTAATATCGGACCGGACGGAGTATCAAAGAATCCATTCCGATAGGCGGATATTTTAGCCTCGTTTGACAATTGCGATGCACCGTATGGCCGCACCATCGTCTTAGCTGCTTCCCAAAAATGCTGATCGGATGGTTCCTCGCCATCCTCTAATTCTAGTATCCCTCGGACCTGTGGTAGCTCGGGGTGACTAATTTCGTACTTAGCCATTACGGAGCAATCGGTGTGAATATACCGCCACCTGGTAATGTACTTGCCTGTGGTACACTTGGATCTTGTGGGGGTTTTCCTTGTGGTTGCCCGTTCTGAGGTAATCTTATGTCAGGGAATATTACCTCCTCAAAAAGTAAGTTAGCTTGGTCCGGTGCGAGATTTCGATTTTGCTTATTAATTGTTCTGTCAAACTTCTGCCTAGTTTGGCGGATCAAGGGATCAATAGATTTACCTCTAGCATCTACTATTTTTTTAGCTTGGGTAATAAAATCTTGTCTTTGTTTTTCGTCAAGTCTTTGGCCTTTTGACCAATTATTAAACATATTCCTTATTCGATCGGGGACACCGGCGGCGTTTTGTGCGTTAGCAAACTCCCCTTCTCTAACTGTACTACCAGGATCAAGAACTTTCATGTATTGAAAAATTAAACTAAGGTCACCAGCGGCTGACGGATTTTCTGCCGCTGAACTTATCGTATTATAAGATATAACGACATTTTTATAATCTTGTACTTGTTTATTTTTATCGAAATTAGCACTAAGATCGTTTAATGGCTTGTCGAATAATTGCCTTGTTGTCTCTTCCTTATTTTTAAGGTCAATTGCATCTTTTGGGTCTATTCTATTTGACTCTGCTAAATCAGCCTCCGCCTTCTGCAAACTCATAAATCGACTACCAGCAAGCACAGGATCAAGATTTTGCTCTTTAGCAAACCGACCAAAATCAGATGAGCCAAGTTCTCCGCCTAATACTTTGGGTGCTTCATCCCTTTGAAATTCTAAAAATCGATTTCTTGCACCTTGATCCCCGCCTAAAGCGAATAGGCCAGGCTGTGCTTGGTTAAAGTCTTCTACGACTGCTGGATCGGGTGTTTCAGCTAAAAGGGCTTCTGCCATGCCCATCTGATTTGCCTTCAACTCATCTGCCTCTGCCTGAATCAAATCTTTTTCCGATTGTATCTGTGCGGCTTTATCTCCAGCAATCTTTTGCGCACTTCGCCGGTTGGCCGCCATTTGGGCAATTCGGCCTTCTTCGATCTTCATCTGCTGTTCAGCACCTTTTTTACGCTGATATTCTTTTTGCAGAAATGGATTCTTGGCGATTGCTTTGGCATCTTTTTCGGAGACTCCCTGGTTCATCAGATAGCCCGTCATTTCTTCTGCCCGTGCTTTCTTTTCTCGCCCTTCGATGAATCCTTTTGCTACCTGGTTAAGAGCATTGCCGAATGCCATATTTGCATTCGCATTTGCCTGTCCCGCCCTTTCATAGGCCGAGGTGTCGATTTTCATTAAGCCCGCCTGAACTGTATCTCCAATTGCCATAATTTTATCCTCTGCTTAGATATCCACCGCCTAATGATCCAATCGCACCAAATAAACCCTGTGCCATTCCGCTCGCCGCATTTTCTCGGGCGGCGTAATTTGCTGAGTCGTAGTTCGCTTTATTAGCATAACCTTGCATACCAATATTTACTCCAGCATCGGGATTTATCCGAGTTACTGATTCCTGTGGCATTCCGAAAAGTGCGGACCTTTCTCCAAATCCTTGGGCGGTATAATTCTGTCCACCTCGAAGCATCGCCATTGGATCGACTGAGGTTGATTTATTTAAATTAGATGCATAAGATCCGAGGCTTTGTGCTTGTTGGCGATTCTGTCCGATAATATCTCTTAAATAATCCTCTCGGCTCATGGCCTCAGCGGCAATGCCCGCATTATCCATTCCCCTACCCCTCGCCACTAATCCTTCACGGGCGGACTGAGTGGCTCGCCGTCTCATTTCGGGCGATAGGTCAGTCATTTGTGCTTCATTGAAAGCCTGATCGGCTAACTGGTTAGCTTGTTGTGTACGAGCTTGCATGAGTGGATCGGATGCACGATAAGCCTGATTCATATCCGCACCAAATCGACCAAGCATAGAAATATCTGACCCCGCCTGTCTTTCTGCCATCCTCGCCCCGAAATCCTGTGACCGCATAGCATTCGATTCTGCTAGGCTAGCCATCGGATCGGCGGCTCGTTGGGCAAGACCCATCTGTAAATCTTGATACTGTGGGTCGTACTTTTGGCGTACCCCAAGCATTTGATCTTGAAGCCCTGAGTCGGCCATTGCTCCGACATAATCTCGGGCAGATTTGCCGACATTAAATTCGGGTAAGGGAGGGGGTGCTTTTCCTCCTCCAAAGAGTTTCTGCAAGAAGAAGGAAGGTACTCCCGAGGAGTTGACCGGTTCACCCGCTCCACCGGCATCCTTTAGCATTTGTGCTTCTTGTTGATTAATGTACGCTAATCCTTCACCTTCCGGTGCGGCTGTGTTAAGAAGCATGGCCGCCTGTTTGAGCGGATCTTCGGGGGCGAAGGAAACTATTCCATCTTTTGTCATTTTACCCTTTGCACCGGAGAGCATGAGAAGTTCCCGTTCGATCGGATTGATGTACGCTAACGATTCCCCGCTTGGCGATTGTTCGGCTAAATATTTTATTACCTGGTCTTGCGAAATATCCTGATTAAAATGCTCGGGGTTGGTGTCGGGAAAATGGCTTGGGTTTGTACGCCGACGCATTTGAACATGGGTGTCCCCGTATTGGTGGGAAAGCGGGTCTTTTGAGCGAGTTACTTGCTGGGGAGCTATTTGGGCCTGTTGTACTAGATTTAAACGCATCTCTGCTTCTTCTGCAATTTCCTCTTCCGATGGGCCGATTAATTTTTTTATGAAGTCCATATTAAGTCTTTATTATGTAATTTAAAATGATGGTCGGCTGAACATTGTTGTGGGCTCCGCCTCCTCCTGTTGAAGCGGTCGAACCCGAACCCGAGCAAACATTATTTGTGTTTCCCCCCGAAGTCCCGAAATCGTCTGATGTGGATGAGTCAATGATTAATCCGTGGGTATGAGCGGGCAGTTCTGCGGTACTGAGGGTGTGCGTTTCTGCTCCTCCTGATCCGCCTAAAACATCTCCGTCAACTCCACCAGTTAAACCAGTTAATCGATTAGCAGATGCTCCGCCCATATCATCCTGTCCGGCAATTACTCGGCCTCGAAGGTCGGGGATATTGAAAGTCGATGAACCATCTCCCGATCCGTAGGTGGTTGCCAACAGTCCAAAAAGAGTCGAATAAGTGGAGCGTGAAATTGCCGCACCATCACACAATAAATAACCTGTTGGGGCAGATGAACCGGCGTAAGGCATAATTGATGCCGTTGGCATGAGAACACTTACTGCTCCAGCATCTAGCTTGGCGGCTGTTACTGCTCCATCTTGAATCTTTGCGGTGATGACGGAATCCGTGGCCAACTGGGTCGCTGTGATTCCGGCATCCTTAACTTTTAATTTACTCGAACCTAAAGTAAGGGTCGAATTGTCAGTCGTATCTGCCGCCGAGGTAAAATACGCTTGGCCGACAATATCAATTAATTTCTGTGCGGTGACTTGATCGCCACTCGCAAAACTCTGTCCTGTTGATAATACTGCCATAATGTTTCTCCTATGAAATTGAAGTTGTGCTTCTGTCTGTTACTCGGGCATCTATCTTAACTGCCCGTAAAAATGGTCTGCCCACTGTGGGCTTAAAGTCTGTCTGTATTCCGAATCCTCTTTTTCTTACTCCCAATCGGATTGAGGAATCCTCGTTTGCCGGTAAAGTTGAACCTAGCAGAGTGGAGATCGATGTGGCCGAAGATGTGGAGTCGGGATCTTCAGTTATGAAACTGATATCACCATCGGAAAGTCCTTGATCTGAGCTTTTTATATGTAGCTCGGAACGGGAAAACATTTTCCTATCGGCAGTATCGGCATCGTATTGGCGAGTGGTGCATTGGCTTACTACATCGATGGTTTCGGGAACCGCCTGACCGGCGGACATACTTACCACATCCCCTCCATCTGCTCCATCGACTTTGTGGATGCCGCCTTCTTCAGTGGTAAGATAGAGGGCATTCTGCGAACCTTCTTTGCCGACTATTAATTCACGAATCGCAAACTCGGTTGAGTTAACTGTGTCGATGCTTTCAAAGCCTCCATTAAGGAAGCTGTACACGATTATAGTGTTAAGCTTAGTTGCATCTCCGCTCCCTGGAACAATGTCTAATGGTAACGCCAGCCAGTAACGATTATCGAAGTAAACTCCACAAGACAGATGAACATAATCCTGATTAATTCGGTCGATAAAGGGCTGGATGGTTTCCGAGATTGGAGTGCCTGTTCCCCGTAAATTATAAGCGTCAAGAAATTCGACTGAATAGATACCTTGGTCAGATAAAAACATTATTTGATTTGCTACCTGGACTACTGACTTTCTTGCCGAGCATCCGATTTCTGTGGTTACCACATTGGTCGAAACATCAGCAAGAGATCCGCTTATCCCACTCATTAGATGGATCGATTTTCGATTAAATACTACGAGCGAATCCTTAGTGAATGGAGTAAGCTGGACCAAGTAATCGCTTTGCCCGGCAGAGGGTCTAAACTGATTGCCAATCACATCCACTGTATCAAAATCCATAATGTCAGAACTTACTATCTCATCCCTTATTCCTCGGTCCGTAGGATTAGTTTCCGAGGTGTACCAGTAAGGCATCCAAAGCCTTCGTTCGTGAACGATTCCCCAAGGTGCGGCGGGTTGGTGAATGTAGCCTTTTCCGACTGCTAGGGGTTTATTAACTGTTAAAGTTTTAGACTGGCCAATTGAAACATTTGCGACTTCTAAATTAAACTGAAATTGATTTGCATTCGGGACATTGGAAACACGAGTTTTTTGATTCGTAAAGAGGTCGAATGGGCTTGTACCTGACTGGATGGTTAAATCATCCCCAGCGGACAGGCCGTGAGAATTTATATCCATGGTTACCACTCCGTCCTGTGCGACTGTTGTGGTATCAGTCAGGTAGAGCGGTGCAGTATAAGTTCCATTTGCCACTTTAGTGAAGTCTAAGAAAAATTCTACCTGTGCACCGGAAACATTAAAGGTCGTATTTTGGCTCGTTGCCATTGTAACTGTAAACTGATTTGTCGATGCAGTGGCCACTTGGTAACAGTCATTTGGATTATTAGTCCAATTTCCTAGACCGGTTAAAGTAACATAATCATTAGCCGAGCGGCCATGTGCCGTGGCGTTTACAGTTATCGTCTGCCCACTTTGCGATGCCGATGAGATATCCACTCGCTGAACCTCGGGGCTGGCCTCGAGAGTTGTCTGACGAGTCCTAAAGATATACATCTTTCCGAGTCCCTGAGTCATTTGAACCGGTCCATCGACTGATTCCCCTCCAGCCTCATACCGACACTTGAAAAGTGCCGAGTCTTTCAGACGCAGAATGATACAGGTGGTATCAGTAGCGGTAAAAATATAATCATCGTTATTCGATGTGGCATCCGAAAAGACTGCCGATCCGAATACTTCGTTTACCCCGTTATCGTTTAGGGTAAAATTTAAAGTTGTACCTATGGATGTGCCGGAAGCTACCACGGAAGTATTCCCTACACTTTCACCCTTTACTGTAAAAGTGGTATCCGCTCCGCTATTGGCAAAAGTCAGAGTCTTAGTTGTAAAATTGACCGAAGCTAAAGTTTGAGTGCCATCGACTGATGCATCTAGGTCATCGATGTGGAAATCTTCACCAGGTATAAAAGAAAGCGAAGGTGTAGTGCTTAAAATTAAGGTTACTACATTGCTCTGCCGTTGGGCCGATAAAATAATGTAAGGCAATCGGATCGCATTTTCACCCGAGGTAATCGATCCAAACAAAGTCGATAACCCTTTGCGAGTCTGCCAAGTTCCATCCTTATTCATTCGACCATTCTTCGACAATGCTACCTCACCAGGCTTTAACTGGTTAGGGCGTAGACGGGCATTCATCCGCAGAAAGAAAGTATCCCCTTCCGATGTGAATGGATCGTCTAGTTTGCCGTATGAACGATACCGGCTCACTTCTTCTTTACCTCCTGGTAAATCTTAACCGCCATATATATAATCGTCATCCCACCGGCAATAATTCCGATTAGTTCATGGAAAGATCCGCTTATACTAGCAAGCGATCCACCGGCTCCAGCTAATGCGGTTCGGTCCATTAGAACAGGCAGTCGAGGATTATAATGCCAATGACCAAGCCAGCTAAAACAGTAAACATCTTTGCTTTCTTTGAAAGAGTTGAGAATTGATCTGCGAGTAATTTAAGATTTTTCACGGGAAGGAGGTTTTACAGGAAATGGTGCGCGAGTCTGATGTTTAATTGCTTCGGTTTGAGAGCATTGACGGGCAGTTCTTTTTGCTACGAAAATGGGGATACCCAAGTACCCTCCGAGCAGTATTGCCGCTCCGATTAGAATCTTTTTGATGTAGGATGTGAATGCCTCAAAGCCTGACTTGTGGCTCTCCATGCCCTTTGCCACTAACTCGCTTACATCTCCGTGTGTGAGTAAATCAAGTTTTTCTTCTGCTTCAATAAGGGCATCTTTGTTTTTGAGTGCCTCGCCAGCTAGTACGCCAGCACCAGCACCTAATGCCGCAGTACCTGGGCCACCTAGACTACCTACTCCACCTCCAGCTATACCGCCCAAGGTTGGGTAGACAGAGCGCAAACTGCACGATGCCATGCACAACGCCAATACTATTATGGCGGTGTAAATCATTCGCCAGGAGGTTCGTCAGATGTCCACTCGTCAGTTGCTAGAATAGTGAGCATCTCGGAATGAGTGTATTCGGTCTTACCGCTCAGAAAGGATGGTTGTTCGCCTTCGTACTTAACGAATGTTTGTGTACCGTCTAGTGAGTAGCGAAGTTTATCTGCATCTGCTTGTAATACCTGGCTAAAGTCAACCGAACTAACTTCAGATGCGTCTATAATTACATATGTTCTCATGGCTTATTAATACTGTATGTTGCTCCTCCGTTACCTGTTCCGTCATTCGTACCAGCATTCTCTGCATTGACTACTGTGCCTATAGTACCTCCGTTTGTAGGACTTCCGCCACCACTTACAGTATCATTGCCTTCTCCTATTCTGTACCAATTTGTAAGGTTTGCTGATTTATCATAAGTACCAGCATTAGATGTTGGATCGATTGGCAGTCCGTTATTGTATAAACTAGAAGCATCATCGCCATCTAAAGAAGCATTCCAAATAGCTAAATTATCTAACAGTCCGTCAAAATAATTAGTACCCCAACCTGCTTTAGCTATAGAACCATTATTACCAGCTGTTGATTGAGTGGTGGAAGGGACTGAAGAGGGGGTAGTAGCTACTTGTGAACCGTCAAAATACAAAGTAATAGAACTTCCGTTATAAGTTCCTAATACATGATGCCAAGCATCTGTTGATCTGTAATCTGTCGGCGAAGCTAAGTTAAGTATACAATTATTAACTGAACCATCGATACCCCATCTAAGTTGGGAGGACGAGTTTAAATAAAATGCTACACGATTACTGGTACTTGTGCCCGAAGAAAACGGAACTTCTACAGTTGATCCAGCGTAGTCTCTCAAATTAATCCAAAAACCTACAGACAATGTCGCTGCACTATTAAATCCTGATAAAGTACCCAAGGAAATGTAATCATCTGTGCCGTCAAACTCAGCACTAAACGAGTTAGATACAGCACTTATAGACACGCCGTCACTATTATACACCCGCCAATTCGTGCCGTCATAGATGATGTAGTTTCTCGTGTCTGTTTCAAAGTAAGCATCACCTGCCGAGGGACTACCTGGACGAGTGGATGAAGTGATTGATGGTATTGTTGTTGGCATAGCTATTAAGAATCGTTGTTATAAATGTACCAAGCACCTCCACTATAAATGTAGAAATCATAGGTATCTGTACCGAATGCGATGTTAACTTCTCCGCTCGGATTGGTGGGTGTGCTTGCTAAGATGTTTGCTTCGGTGTCTCGTGTTGTGACATTGAATAGAGCTACTGCATTTAAAAATGTTCCACTAATATTAGCAGTTGTAAAGCCACTCGAAGCTAAAGTAATACCTGTGACTCCAGCATTCGTTGAAGCTGGGTTTGTCAGAGTAAAGGTAATAACAGTATCTGAACCTGTTGGTACGCTTTGACCTCCAGCAACTGTAAGAACTAATGTACCTGATGACTGAGTCCATGATCCACTTGATCCAAAGATTGCCGCATTAGTACCTCCAACTGTTAATGAAGCATTGTCAGATGTCTGCGATCCTGTAAGTCCAGCTATAGTTAAAGTAGAACCAGCACTTATTGATGCAGATGGATTAACTGTGAAGGTTAAGGTGTTAGAGTTGCCAATAGCAGTCTGTCCATTCTCAAGAGTAGCAGTATCAAAAGTCTCAAGTGGTACAGGTGGTACAGTAGGACTGCCTATGACCCCCAACCCAAATGTAGGAAGAACGAACATTCTTAGGAAGCTGTGTCTCCAGCTAAGACAAACACATCATCAGCGTAGGCAACTAAACTTGCTACTCCAAACTGAGCATTGATCTTGGTGTGTGATTGTCTGTTATTAATAGTAGTACCTGAAGCACTAAAGCTGACTTGACCAGCACCCTTCTGTACGAAACTACAATTAAACCCAGCACCTAGTCCGCTTGGAACTGTTACTGTAATAGCTGACCCATTATTAAGGACTACTACCTTACCATTATCTCCAGCTAATAAAGTGTATGCAGTACCTGTTTGATCGTTCAGAGTCGCATCGAATCCAAGGATTGCAGTGCCTCCGAAATCTCCGTCTGTAAGATCACCAGCATCAACTGTAACTGTTCCCGTTCGTCCGGCAACCGATTGGACGGGAGATGCTCCCATCAAATTTGTAACGGTTACTTTTTTCGTTGTAGGAGTCCCACTCACATCGGTGATTGGAATGATATCCGCACCGGCGGGAGTTGTGCCTAAAGCGGTTAATGCTGAAATTTTCTTATTCATAGTTTTTAATCAAAAGCTAAAATGCTCCCGTCTTCTGTGTTTAAAAAAGCCCCGTTTTCTGCCCTCAATGCACCATCTATCGGCGGACCGACTGCATTATCTGCATCGGTGTCCCCAACTAAGAGTCCTAGGCAGTTAAAAGGCATTACTGTTTATAGGCCAAACAGCTTCCACTCGCCAAAGTGAAACTCGTGCATTCACCATAAATTACTTGGCCTTGCGAAAAAGTAGTCCCGTCTGAAATTAATGCGGATACATTTTCCACTTTACCGACATATGCAGATAAAACTGAATCCTCGGTGAATTGAATTGATGTGAATGTGCCAGCGTGAGCCGCTGTATCGTTAGCGTAAAGGCTTCCGCCAGCTCCCATTGCATTTAGAATATTTACTCCTGATAGTCCCATAATATTATACTGTTGTTAAAATGTTAACTCCGAACGAGTAGCTCGGATATGTGTTGACTGATATTTTGTTCATTCCTTCTAGGCGTTCGACTCGGTCGATTTCGAGTGCCAAGGTTTCTTCCGCCATTTGTTCTTGCTGGATCGCTTTTTCAAGCTGGCCGTCTGATTTGTACCAGTCTGCAATGGTTGCTAATAATAAGTACCTCTCCAAGAATCTTGGGAGGTCGGGATCGCCTGACTCACCATAACTCGAAGGTGTTACCTGGTTACCCATTACAAAGACTGAACTTTGAGACGAATTGGCGGGTAATACTAAGTACCCATTGATTAAATTGTAATCCAACTTGAATGCGGTTCTCTCCGATAATGGATTCTTATCGAAGACCGAAAACACATCCATCAGATTTGCATCGTTGTCGATTTGAACCGCCTTGTCTGCAACGATTGGCGAGGTAACGGCGGCAACAGATTTCTCCACTACTGTCATTAGCTCGGGCCATTGTGCGCGGGTCCATGCTCCTTTTACTCGGTCATTTAACGAGTTCTTGAAAGCTGTTTCTTCTACCGATAATAATGTGTCCACCCCGATGGCCGAGGTGAATCGATTTTTAAGTTCGGTGTAGGTTACAGTTCTCAACTTCCGATTACCGTTTCGGGGTTGGCTTTTGCGAAGTCTTTAGAATATTGAGGGTCGGACATACAGCCTGGTCTTTCCTGTTCATGCCTCATGTAAGTAGATAAATCTACGGACCGAACGGCTCGGAGGTTCTTACCCCCGCCGACAGATTGGCCGTATTTACGAGCGGCTAATGCTCTTTGCTTATATCCGGCTTTTTCTTGTGCGGCTTGTCGGTCAACTTTCTTGGCCAAGTAATGAGCCATTTCTTCGCCCGACATTCCGCTTCTCTTACCGCCTTTTACTATTATATTTAAGCTCATATTTTAAAGAAAAAAGGGAGGCCGGCCACTACCCAACCGGCCTCCCAAAATAACACCAAATAAACCAATTAAACCTAAACTATTGAACCAAGCGCGCGTGGGTTGGATACGCGAATCGTAGCCATACACTCTGTAAATGCGCGTTTCCCAGCACCGTTGTCAGGAAGATCCTGAACGGTCATGCCTTCCAAGAACTTCAAGGAAACAGTGTCATCAGATGGAAGGAGATATCCTCGATCTGTGTTAACAGTTCCCAGTGCTGTACTTGTTCCACTTGCTCCAGCATCCCTACGCCCGTTCCACAAAGTAGGGATTATGTCCACTACACCATAGTCCGAAATGTACTGGACCACTGATAATTTCAAGATACCATCCTTAACATCCTGGTTAAAGTTAAAGTCACTGTTTGCAGTGGTGGATCTCGTATAGTCCGTTATTTTATTAACGCAATTTGGGCCGGCATATAACTTAAAAGAGCCTTTAGAACCAGCGGCAGTGTAAACAGCCTGAAGTAATCCACGGAAAGCAGATTCGGTCAAACTTGCAAGACTTACACGAGAACCACTTACTGCACGGAAACCTTGTTTTAAGGTTGTGTCGAAAGTGTTACCAGTTGCAGTTGGGTCAGACCAAATTCCAAGTCCGCACATCGTAGCTCCAGCAGAACCTGAGCCAGCGGCTTGATCGTTGTTTGAAGCGATTGCCACTTCAAGGCTGTTCTTCAACTGAATTAAAGATTTTGCAGTTGAGGCCGCAAAGAGAGATCCACCAGGAGCAACATCAACCATTTCGGCCTGACGAGAAACTGCGAAGATATCCCTAAGTGTTGCCACCCGGTTACCTAGACGAGCGCGGCTATCAATTAAGTTAGCGGCATTCGACAGAGTAATATCTACACCGTCTGCGTTTGTTGCGGCACTTGAGCCGGCGGGATCAGCGAGTGAATCAACTAACCATTCATTAAGAGTCGCTTTGGGAGCGGCGGATTGAGAAATCGTGCTGTAAATTGGAGTCTCTTGTGGAGAAACCGTTTTCATCACATTTTCTAAATTTTCGCGTGAGCCCTTGGTACTCAACACGTTATACGAAGTTGCTATAGCCATTTTATATATTCCTTATTTTAAGATTTTTAAATTTTTTTAGTCCGCAAGAAATGCGGCGAGATCGTTGACCGAGAGATTTTTACGCTCCAAAATTTTCTGTTTATTTGCAGTCTGCCTAGTGGCTGAGGTTTGTACCGGTGGGGATGAATCGCCCATCGTTGTCGGAGGTGCTTTGGCTACCCTTTTGGCTTTCGGTTTGGCCGACTTGGCCGCCTGATCTGATTTAATCGCTTCAACTCCTCGAACGAGTGTTGCCGCTACAAAATCGCCATTAGGTAGGGATTTGAGAATGTCGGCATACTGACTTTTTATCTGACCTAAAACGGATCTCCGTTCTTCGGCTTGGTCTGTATCGACTGTTTCTGAAATCCACGGGTGAGTATTGATCGTATCCTGTTGCCACTGAGCGGATGCCTGGAGATATTGCGCCCTTTCGGGTATTTTCTCCGTTAGATAATCTTCTGCTTGGGTGAGAATATTTCTGATATCCTCATCGGCATATTCCTTCCCATCGACTTCGATAAAATCTTTTCCGATGTGTTGGAGCGACCAACGCTTGGCGGCAAGAGCTTCCTTCCGAAGAGTTTCCAATGACTGAAAGTCCTGGACTTCTTCGAGAGCTGGCTGACTGGATTCCGATTGCTTTTGAGGGGTGGATTTTAATGATGCAATTTCTGATTTTAGTGTTTCGGCAAGCTCATCTCCTGCTTTTGCGCGAGCGGTCAAGCGGTTCACCTGTTTCAGAAGTTTACCAACAGCTTTAGACTGCGGCTCATTGTCCCCCGATTCTTCAGTGGACTCCTCCTCTTCTGCTATCTCTTCCGTTTCCTCTTCTGATTCCTCAGATTCGGTAGACTGTAAAAGAACATCTGTATCCTGGTCGGTCTCTGCGTCTGCGGTAGTAGTCTCGGGACTTGGTTCCGCTTCAGATTCCTCTTTCGCTTCACTCTCCTCAACTTTGTCAACGAACGATGCCGTTAACTCCTCAAGGGTCGTAATGCTTTGCGTGTTTGTTTCTGCTTCTGTCGTAGCCGGAGCCTCGCTAATTTCTGTATCTGCCATATTTTCTCTGCGTTTGGGAAGTTCGCACTCTTGCGTTTTCTGCGTACCGAAATGGTTCGCCACTTCCGATTATGACAGGGGGCCAATAAAAATTTTCAGGAAGTTTTAAATAAGTCCCACGCTTCCCGATATTTCTCGTGCTTGGCTTTGGACTCGGGGTTGTCCGGGTAAACCGCAACTGTTAATGCTCCATCGAGAGCCATACATGGGATTAGATACCAGGTGTTTATGTCGGCACAAAATATTGCCACTATATCGACTTTTGTGCAGTCTAGTGGTTGCTTTACTACCCGCCCAGTAGTCGTGGAAAATCGATACCGTTTGCACCCGTTTTTTCTTTCCCCTTTGCTTGACTTTTCAGACCCCTTAATTTGGACATTAAAATTTTTGCCCGCCGAATTTACGAGGATACAGTCAACTGGTAAATGGTCACCTAGTGGGATGAAAACTTCCAACCCATTCTTTAACGCTTCAGTGAAGAAAGTCTGCTCGTAAATGTAGCCCTTACGCTTCGTGTTCTTCGTCATCGAGGCTCATGTCGCACTCAAAATCAACAACTTCCTCGTCCATCCATTCTTCAACATCGGTCAGGGCGATTTGTGCCATCTCATGGTCATCGATATCACTCTCTTCTAGCCAGCGATTTAGCATGGCTCGATGTTCGTTTTTAAATTGCTGATGGGGTGTCAGTTTCGGCATTTTCTAAGCTTTCAATTATTCGGGTTAATCCAGCAATCTCACCACTTAGTCGGGCGAGTTTTTGCGGGTTGTCTACATGGGTATAGTCCTGAAAATCGACTAAGCACATATCCCTCTGTTCGAGGATAAATGATTTTACTGTTAGCCATTCGGTCTGTTCCCCGAGGCCGTTAATCGCATCTGCTAAAGTCATTTGCGTTTTTTTGCAGTTTTTGCCGCCTTCTTAAACGCACTGGCAGATGGTGCGCCTTTTGCTCCGGGCTTTCTCATTCGTTCCTTTGATCCGGCTTTTATTCGTGCCTTCTTTTTGGCGATATTTCTGTATAAGCTCATGGTAATTTTAGTTAAGCGGCCATCGATGTACCTGGTACATTGCCGGGAGCAGTCCCGAGTTGGCCAATTAGTGCGTTGCGATTCTGTGCTTCCATTTGTTCAAGCTGACCCGCATATGTCTGAAGTCTCTTGGCAAAGTTTTCGTCCTCTTGCATACGA